GCCAGTTGCGGATTCGATGCGAACGTGATGCGTCCGTCGTCAATGGCTGGTGAAATCTTATCGAAGGTCCAAGCGAAGTTTTCTCTGTTGTAGGAGAAGATGCCCTGGTCGACATACCAGAAGAACACCCCGTACGGGGTTGATACCGGCTGTGACAGTGGTACAGAACCGACACTGTCTGTGAGGGTGACGACCTGGAACGAGTCCGAATCGAACCCGAAAATGGCGTACACACTGTTCGACTTGAAGACCAGCAGACGGTCACCCATCGGGCACAACCCGGTGATGTAGTCGCCATGTTCACCCTTGTCGATGTCGACAAAGTCTGTTGCTGTCCACCTTTCCGGGTCGTTGGCGTTCGACCAGCGAACCCGGTACTTGTAGCCGGTACCCGACTCGTAGGTGGACGCAGCCCACGCAAAGTTGTTCCAGAACGCCACATACTGGGCCTGCGGGAAGTTGCCGGCCGACCCATCCAGGGTCACCCCCAGGTCAGCAGCCGATGAGCCATCCCACTTGAACGACACCTGGTCGTAGGACACGCCGTATGCCACATTGTTCATGGTCATGCCATAAACCCTGGAACCATCCGTGCGGGACGTAATCCCGGTCAGATCCGTGAAGTTCGATGAGGCGGAATAGGCGACCTTGGTGCCATAGTTGACCATCAACTGGCTTGTGCCACTATCCGTGTGAAGCGCCCAGATACCCTTCACATCGGCGCTCAGGGCAGTCGTGTTGCGCCGGTCGACACCGTCCCGCATGCGGATGCCGCCACGGGGGTCGACAAGGACGTTGAGCAGATCCGGTGATTCGTTGTCTGCAAGATTGAACTGGTCGGTGCGAAAGTTTAGACCACCGGTGAACGACTCCAGTGTTTCCAACTTGAACTGGCTAGGCACCGATCACTCCCACGAGTAGCGTAAGCGGTTCGGGAGAAGAACCTGGGAACGCCACCGTGACGCATTCCGGCTGTTCAACAGCACCGGCTGAGGTGCCGGCATATCGTCATAGCGGGCTTTCAGATTGTCGAGCTCCTGGTTGAAAATCTGGAAATACTGTGTCGCCATCGTCGGATCTTCCTGCTGCTCGTAAGCACGGGCAATCCCATACGTTGCCACGACAATATGGAACGGATCGGGCAGATCCGTTGGTTCCGTCGAATCGGACACACCAGCCCCGAACGTGGTCGGCTTCTTGTACGCGCGTACATAGATTGTCTCAACACCAGTTGGTGTGGCATACAGGCGGACTGTTTCCCCCCAGTACGACCACCACCAGGGTGATCCCTGGCCGCTGATATTCAACGGGTACACCACATCACCCTCGTCGCGCCCGACGTAGGTTATGACATGGTTGTTGGTGCGGAGGGCTGCGAGTTCTCGCAGACCGCCCGTTACGGCTGCTCCGATGACAGCGATGGTGTAGTCCTTCTGAGAGGCCACCGTGCTGAACGTGGTCGACACCTCGAAGAACGGCCACCGTTTCTCCGAATAGACGATCACATCGTAGCCCTCGCCCAGGAAACGGTTGAGGGTGTCGTCAGTGATGTCGGTGGCGTCAATGTCCACCACGGAGCGGACATACGACCGCATGGTCGAAATGTCCACGGCTACTCCCTATGGAAGACGCACAGGTCGCTGCCCGCAGGGGGACGCCCTTTGCAGGGATCCCCGCTGCGAGTCAGCGCGCTGCACTTGCTGACCTCAGGTTCGAGAGTGCCACGCCTCATCGGTTGCATGCGATGGACATTCCGCGCTGAGGCTACAGTTTGTGGCCGAGGCGAAGTCTCGCGATAACCGTCAGCGGGCTGCCCGTATGGGCGCTGCCCCGCCTTGTATGCGTGTGCGAACCCTCGTCCCATCAGGGTCAGTCGTTCAGGTTGCGGAGCAGTCCCTGGCGGGCACGGTTGCTGATTGTCAACTCGCCGTAGCAGAGCAACTGCGAGAAGACCGCATCCTGGTTTGTGGGCCGCACGAACGGTGTCGGCTTGAACCAGACATCGGAGTGGGCGACCAGTTGGATGTACTTCGTGTTCAGGAAGTACATCTTCGTAGCCAGGTTGGTGTCGCTGTCGAAGGTCACAGGTGCGCCCTTGAACAGTAGGTTCTGGAAACCACCATCAGCCATGTCGGTATCCGTGTACCGGATCCGATCATCAAGCAAGTCTTCGTAAGCCTCGTACTCGTCCTGATCGGTGATGATGATTGTCGGCTGATCGTTGCCAACCGACACTGAGTTGTACAGGAGGCCCATCGTGGCAACAGCCAGTGCGCCCGGACCCGTATCGGCAGGACCGTTACGGATTGTTGCGCGCCACCAATCGTTGTCCCCATCGCTGGAGTCAATACCACCAACGGTGGCGGTGTTGTCGCCAACGAGAACGCTCAAACCGTTCATGTCCTTGGACGAGTTGCCTGTGCCATCTCCGTAGAACATAGCGTTCATGTTCTCGATGATGGTTTCCTGTGTCTGGAAGATCTTGCCTTCCAGGAGATCAATGATCTGGGCTTCGCCGTTATTCTTGGCTTCTTCCATACCATTGATTGTGACTGTGGCTGCATACTGCTTCCAGTCGTACTCAGCGGCAGAAATGCCGGTCTGAGCCGTAATGGAAATAGTGTCCGTACCTGCGTACGAACCAGCCGTTGAGTTGGTTCCGTAAATAACCGGAACGACGATCTTCGCTCCACCACTGATCCGACGAATGGTCTGACCGCTCGTCAGAGCGTAGAACAACGGCCGCGCACTGAAAATGTTATCAGTGAGTTTCGGGACGTAGTTCCGCAGCGTGGTGGAAAGAATCTCGTCAAAGTTGCTGTTACCAGCCGCCATGATTCTTTACCCCTTAGGTCTAGGTGCCAAGTTCTTTCTTGGCCTGGGCGAAAGCCTCACGAATCGACATCGGTTTCTCCGCTGTCGTGCTGGTGACTACACCAGCCTGTCGTGAAGTGCCGCTCTCCACCTTGGCGCCACGCTTAGACTCGGTCCTTTCCCGGTCCTCATGCAGTCTTCCCGCATAAGTAGCCAGGGAACCGAAGTTCATGTGAGCGTACGCCGCTTCCAGGTTCGGTATCCGATTGGAAAGCGCATGCCTGTAAAGAGCATCCGCATCGAAGTTACCGTACTTGGAGTGCAGAGCATTGACTTCTTTCTCCAAAGCCGTTTGTCTCGACGCCCTCGTCTGTTGTGCCACCGTCGCTTCCAAAGAAGCGATGCGCTGCTCCTGAGGGTCCGAATCTTCTTCCCACTCATCGGTGGAAGAAGCCTGCCGGTTATCCTCGATGCCGAACGCTGTTGACAACGCAGTAAGCGCACCCTTGGGGTCCGCTTCCAAAGCCGAAACTATTGCCTCGGCCTGCTCCAAACGCTGACGTTCAGATGCCAACTCCTGCGTTTTACGGGTGTAATCCGCCTGGCGCTGGTATCCCTGTTGAAGTTCGCTTAGGGTGACCTCCGACTCTGAACCATCCACCTTGACGGTGTACGTCGAGTCCGCAGGTTCCGCTGCTTCTTCTGTTGAAGATTCTGGAGTGTCCATCGTAATGGGTTCCGTTCCTTCTATGTTTTGTGGGCACTAGCCCTCGGAGTCCAAAGGTTGCTCCTAATAGACAGCGGTCGTTGTCCCAAGTTAGCCCAGAGAAGGCAACTCCAAGCCCATCTGGCCCTGGAGTTGAGCCAGCAAATCGGGCGGAACACCGCCCGTGGGTGCGTAAACGGGGGGCGCACCAGCACCTGGGGGAGGTACAGGCCCTGGTGGCCCCCCTGGCGGCAGAGGGCCGCCTTCAAGGGCAGCCGCTTCATCTACCGGCTGAGCCTCCGGTGGAGGCGGTGGCCCCTGTTCCATTATGAACCTCTGCGGATCCTTGATTCCGAAACCATCCTCCAACACATGCACAGCCAGGGCTGTCGGATCAATCACCGTTCCCACAAGAGGAGCAATAGCGTTGAGTAAGGATACAGCCTGCTGCTTGCGAATCGTGTCATTCATCGGCCGCGTCGAACCCGCCTCGACACTGAAATCGTACTCACCCAAAATGTCCTCACGGGTGTACGGAACCCACATCGACCCGCCACCCTTCTTAGAGACACGAGCCATCTCATCACCGGTCATAAACTGCTGCATCAACTGGATGACACGCCGGCCTATCTCCGAAATGGAAATCTCGATGATCGCCAACTTGTCCGCAGCACGAGCATTCTGAGCATCAGCGATGATGCTCGCCTCGGTCGCTGTACGCCTGATCTCGGGCATCGCCCCTCGGGCATACTCCGACACACCCGACACCGTGTTGATGTCATTCTCGATAATCTCACTGTAGGCGTAAATCTCCGGCGAGATCGGTGTCTGCGGCATCGGAATGACCACTTCCGACAACGACTTGTTCTCATCCAACACCGGGACCAGGCGCCCATCCTCATCGGATTCCAGGGCCTCACGCCCTGCCGGCCCAAACGACCGCTCATGGTACAGGTACTTGCGTGCATACCGTTTCCGGTCGTTCATCAACTGCGACCGGGTCTTGTCGAGCTCCAACTGGAGAGATTCAATCGACTCCAGGTCACCCATCGGATAGAACAGATCCGGGATGTCGTAGTTGCGGATCATCACAAACGGCTGCCCGTACGCGTACGGCATCGGCACCGGATCAACGAGGAAACCGTCACCGTTCTCGGAGAACACGGACATCGTGTTCTTCGCAATGTCGTAGAACTCCCAAATGGTGACACGATCCTCGTCGAGAACCCGATCACGTTCATTCTCATACTGAGAAACATACGAAGGGCTCACACCGGAGTCAGCGTCCAGACGCTTACGGGCAGACGGCTTGTACCGCTGATCGTGTTGAGCATCCTCCAGAGGCCGTATGATCTTCTGAGCGATCCACCGGGCATCATCCATACAGGTGGCTTCCGGGTCCACAAGTATGTCAAATGGGGATATCCGTTCCACAAACGGCTGATCCTCAATGACCATCATCGCCGTCTGTGGCAGATTGGCGTTGATCTCCTCATCGGTCGGCAACGCCCCCGACAGGTCAGGAGACTGGAGAGCGAACTCGTCGACCTGCACACGGGCTTCCTGCATCAACAGATCCCGTTCTGCCTCCGCCAGAGAAGTCTCCTGCTCCAGGAACTTCCACCCGACCTTGATCCAGCCATGTCCGAAGATCAGGAAATCCTTGACAGACCGGCGGAAC